CTGTCGGTATCGATTAGAACCGAACTCAAAACCACGCCATAACTCTTTCGTCGAACCACCACCGCTAAAACGCTGACTGGCGAACCCATAAGAGAATTCGCCCACTTTCGATGTTCTACTGACCCGAACTCCATCAGCGATTCGTCGAACTGCGACCGGATTGACTGTGCGCGAAAGAGCTGCGCGCCGGACTTCTTGCGCCGCATATTGAGCCAGTTCGTAGCCCATTTTCTTTGCTTCATCAGTCGCCTGTTCGTCCATTGCCTTGAATGCGCCGATGACCGAACGCAGTTCCTTCTTGTCGAAGGCTAAGGCTGGCTCGGTCACTTGCGCTCCTTCAATACTTCAAGAGCGGTCAGGATGTCGCTGGCATCCGTCCACTCACTCATCGGAATTCTTGTCGCGATCGCCAGTTCGACGATCAATCGGCTCAGGCTTCCGACTGGGTGACTTTTGGGTCGGACTCACCTGCCGAGATGTCCTCAACCGTGAGGCTCCAGACATCAAAAGGCTTGACCGGCGTTCCTGCCGCTTCGCGCTTGTGAGCGTTATACGCCAAGAACATCAGATCCCATATTCCGATGTTTCCATCAGCCTGCGTGATCTTGTTGCCGGTTTCCTTTTCCCACTTAGCCCACTCCGGCGGTTGCGCGGTGTAGGTTTCCTGCTTTCCCGATGTGTACGTTATGTGAATTGGTAATTTCATAATCCCGATCTCCTTATTACGCGAAGTTTTCTGCTGGAACTCCGATGACTTGGAAAGTGAATGTTACAGTCTGTGCGTCGTTTCCTGACCCACCTGCTGACGGCCACATAGGCAAAATCTGGAAGGTAAAGACTGCTCCGGTGCTTGCCGTAAAGACGGTGCTAATTCCGGTGTTAGGTGCTGACTCAGCGACACCCCAAAGGATCTCGCAAAGCGAACCGGTAACACCCCAGTCAGCCAACATTTCGACCTCGAAGGTGAAGTTGTTATCGAGAACTTTGTAAGCCTTGCCGTTTAGTGTCTCGAAGGTTTCGCGAGTCATTTCGCCGCTGAGGACTGCTGACGTCGCCTGAGCGTCGAAATTGTTACCACCGATAGTGAAGGTAACATCGCGACCGGTAATGACGGTGGTAGACATTTCTGCTCCTTAGTTTTGGAAGTAGGTTGAAACTCGAATATCAGCGACTAACTGATTGACCGAGCCGACCTGAGTAACTGTTGGTCGATTGACCTCTCCAACGATATATCCGGCTGGGATATTCGTCAGAACGCTAGTAATGAGTTGTTCTAGGTTGTCGAGTGCTGCGGCGTTGCTCGCGTAGTTGACCCCGACTGCTAGAACCATATTGACTCGAAGACGCAGAACGCTTTTGCCGATTGTCTCGATGTCCAGATAAGGGTCATCGGGAACGATGCTGACGTGCGGAGCCTGCGGCGCTTCTGGAACATGGTCATAGATATTAGCTGCGACCGGTGCTAATGCTGTTTTGAGCGCGGCGCGAACTTCAGTCGCGATCGTCATAGTGCGATCGACTCCTGATCGATGTGCCTGCCTAGAATGCCGGAGACTCGGTTGAATAGGCTACGACCGAGACGGAATGGCGAGACTTGGAAATCGACACCCTCAATCTGTCCACCGACTGCGCTTCTGCTTTGGAATACCTCGGTGGCGACCGCTAGAACCGCCGACTCAACCTCTGGAACGCCTACGTAGGTGCTAGCGCCGGTAAGGGTCGCGGTTCCAGCCGGAATCAGGTTCTTTTTTGCGATGTCGGCATTGACGATCGCCACACGGAAGGTCGTATCGCTCAGACCGTCTGCGAGAACGGTGTGAGTGCCGTTGAAAGGCGAACCGGCATTGGCGATAACGACGCTTTGACCTTCGCTGAATACTTGAATGGGATCGAACTCGAAGATGGCTTGATTGCTTTGAAGTTCGACGCTCCGAATTGGGCTGCGATATGTAACGAGCATCGGCAAGACTACCGCTTCGGCAGTATCGATGACGTCGTTTAGAATTGCGTCTGAATACAGGGCTGAGGACACGCCAAGAACGGCTCTGAGTTCACCTGCCGTGATTATGGTGGGCATGTCCTCGCCTTTCTGCTAGAGATCCCCAGCCGGCTCGGGATCAGACCGGCTGAGGACTTTTGAACGTGTTACTAGGCTACGGTCAACTTACGGAACGCAGTTGGGTAGCGGTTGACGACTGCGGCATAGCCGTAGATGCCAATCTCGATTCGACCATTGGCAACGATGTTCGCACGGATCTGGACTGTGCCGGACTCATGGAAGCGCATCGCCATTGATGGGTATACGAGAGCGAACTGGTCGCCTGTGTAGTTTGGATCTACAACGAGATCGAGTCCTGCGACTGTTCCGTTGGTCGAACCCTGTGTGATTGCTCCGGCTGCGTTGCTTGGTGCGAGAGCCGAGAACAATGGTCGCTTGTCCTCATCAACTGCGGCGAGGAGTTGCGCCCATGAGACGGTTCCTGCTGCGTTTGGATGAACGACGAGACGATTTGGTGTACGGCGCATGACGTTGTAAGAATCTGCGATTCCGTCAACGATTGCGGCGTAGATGGTTGCGCCAGATGAACCGACTGCGGTGTCGCGAGCAAGTCCGAGAGCGTAAGCATCGGTCTTTTGTGCGTAGGATGCTGCGAGTTCGCGGAGGAGGAGATCGACGAACGATGGGTCAGAACGATCAACGAGTTCAACGTTGATGACGTTCGCACCTGCGAACTTGACGATGTTGTCCTCTTGGAAGGTTACTGCGGTGTCGGTTGAATCGAACTCATCACCCTCAGCGGTAAGCGCCACGGTTGCCTGTGCGCCTAACTTAGGTGTGAAGATCTTCATGCCGGTTGCTGGCAACGCTGCGCGCTCGATTGAGTTGATGAATGGACGAGAATCATCGATGATGCCGATAATGTCGCGGAGATAGTTCGGTGGAACTACGCCGGTGTTCTCTGAAACGGTTGCGATGTCGAGTGCTGCGACGAGGTCGCGAGCATCGGTGTCGCCTTGTGCTGCTCGCACCTGTGCGAGTGCGTATTGTCCTGCGGTGACGTTGAGATTCACGCGAGGAGCGGTGAACATTGGCGCAGACTTAGCCTGAACCTCTGTCGCCTGTGCTTCTACCGTTTCGACGGCAGGAGCAGGAACGGTAGTGTCGGACACTTGTTCTCCTTCGGTTGTTGTTTGATCCTCGGAAACGGTTGCTTCCTCGGAAACCTTGTTTTCTTCTTCGCTTGCTGCGACTTCAGCGACACGCGCTGAATCGATTGCTGGCTCGGTGACGAGGGAAACCTCAATCAACTTAGCGGATGAGATAACCATCGCGCCGTCTTGATTCGCCCACTCATTGAGTTTGACTCCGACGCTGAATCCATCGCGCAAGCCTTCAGCTGCTTCGACCAGCGCATCGGATCCGGCTGATGTGTTGGAAATCTTGAACTTGGCTTCGATTCCGGTATCGGTAACTTCTGCGCTAACCATTTTGCCGATTGGTCGCGTCAACTCATGCTCCAAGAGTAATTTGACGTTCTTGCCGAATGCGATCGAATCTTTGCTAAACACGGTGCGACCGGCTGATGTGTTGCCTTCTTCACCCCATGTAACAATTCGACCGGTGAGAGTGCGAGACTCGACATCGGCTGCCGTGATGGTCATCGGGTAGTTGATCTTCATCCTAAGAGATCCTCTGCTTTCCTAACTTCCTCAACGGTCATCGCTCCGATGCCGGTAAGAATCTGGTAAATCTGCGCTCGCTCCAAAGCATTTCCACGGAGGAAATCATCAAGGTCGAAACGAACGTGAGTTCCGGCTGGCGTGAAATCATCCATGCTCAGACGTGACTCGATTGCGGTTAGAATTGGACGAAGTGAAAAATCAATAAGTGATCGTCGCTCGTTTGTTGCGTTTGAATACGTCATCGACGTAGATTCTGCGCTAAGGAAGTAAGCCGGGATTCCGCATTGACGGGCAAGTTCAAGAGCGATGTATTGACGCGCTTCTGATAGTTGAAGTTGCTTAGGATCAAAGCCGAGAGCCTGAAGTTCAACGTCAGCATTGAGGAAAGCGGTTGCGCGATTTTGACGCGACACCTTCCACGATTCCAAAAGTGCTTTGATTCGCTCGGATGGAAGATTAGTTCCGGTTGATTTGAGAACCATCGTTGGAAGCGGTTCTTTTGCGTAAATCTCTGCGGCTTTTTCGAGTTCAATCGCTGCGCGAACGGTGCGACCGGCACGATTGAGAAGTCCTGCGTCTGCGAGATTGTAAAACGCGATAATGGATCCCACTCCGGTCATTGGCACGTTTTGTCCATTGACTGTGTATCCGATAACTTCGGTTCCGAGAGGGTTGGTGCGAACTGAAACCCACGTCGGATCGATGCGAGTCCATTGACGAACGCGACCACCATCAGAAGTGGCATACATTGAAAGCACTTGACCGAAGGCTTGCCCAAAAAGCCATAAATCCTGAGCCAGATACGAATAAATCAAAGAAGCAGGAACACGCGGATCAGGTTGCTTGAATGATCGTTCAACGGGAATTCTTTCACCGGATGCGTCATTGAATTTTTCAATCG